CACCAGCTAACATCGCTGCTACGTTTCCTAATGGTGTTGAGGGTCAGTGGATTCCTGTTGTGCCTGATGGAGCTGTTGATGAGTTTCCTATGAACCGTAAGGCGAAAGGGTTAACTTCATCGACTCGAACTAACACTGAGTATACCAATGATAATGGTGCTACATGGGGAGGCGCCTCTACGTGGACAATGACACCACTAACTAACACTATACGCGCAACAAACAACCCAGTGGGACGAATTGTTTTAGTACACTACGAAACCCAAGCTCACTTCACTCAGGATGAGTCGAACAGTAAGGTGTTGGATTTGGGTAGTGTGTTTGGTAGTAGCGACCATAGAATGGTATATGGAGGACTATTATCTGACTCCTTAGTAGGCAAGGTAAGTACAGTTTCTGGCGCGGATACTAAGAAATACAAGCCTGTTCTAGGTTTTACTCTTGATACATTTAAACTACACACCAGCTCCACTGTTCTCCCAGAGCATTCAGTAATGAATCTCGCTGGAACAGGTGCTGCAGTCAAAACCCTAGACTACCTATCCTCTGAGAACAACGTAGCTAAGTTATGCTATGCGTACAAAGAGATGAAGTTCGATAGTAGTGCTGACGCTATAGCTGATGCACAGGGCGTATCTTATGGTGCTTGGACAGCACTTACAAAAGGAACTATATATAGATTCTCCTCAAATGGTTCGATTACAGGTAATGATGTTGTTTACGCGCTAGCGGCTACAACTAATTCAAGGGCTTTTAATTCAGGGGATCTTTCACTAATTAACGGTGAGTTTGCAAACGCATCTGGCTGGTTAGTGTTATGGGACGGCAATGGCTTCGGTGATAACAATAAGTTTGAAATCACTAACAACCAATCCACCCTAACTGATGACAACGGCAACACAGTCCTATACGGAACTGCATCGTTCAACACACAACACTTCGTAATTGAGGAATAACCCTATGTACACATTATTAACAGACGTGCCTAGCGTTATCGCTGAGTTCTATGAAGAAGTTGTTAAGTCGGAGGCTACGGGTAACACCGTGGCTGAGGCTTACACTTACATGGATGAAGAAGGTGCTGAACAATCTGGTGAAAGGCAAGTCGCTGAGTATGCTGATGTAACTTACGTTGAGCAGGTAGCACGTCCTGAGACTAAATCTACGGCTGACTTGGAGCGTGTTATCGCACTAGGTAAGCCAAAGGCTGTGCAGGATAGCTTCTCGGCTATGGTGGCTTTAGGTGAGCAGTGGGCATTCTTTGATGCTTACACTGAGTTCTTAGCGGACACCTTAGCAGTTGAAGAGTTTAACGCTGACCTACCTGTAGTCTCTACAGATGAGGAAGGTGTTGAGACTCTAGCCGAGCCTAAAGAGCTACCTACAGCACCAGTTAAGCCAGTGGCTTACGATGCCTTAGCAGCTAAATGGTCTGAGCGTAGAGCTTCACAATACCCAAGCCTTGCTAACTTTGCTGATGCTTATGTTAAGGCTCAAGACGGTGACGATGAAGATATGGTTGCCTATGTAGCCAAGTGTTTGAAAGTTAAGTTAGATAACCCTAAAGACGTTAAGGATGCGTAAAGCTAACGAGCCTACTTGAGATTCTCTTGTAGGCTCTTTTACTACTAGAGATGAGTGATATGGAAGTTAATGCTAGATTTGATAGACTGGAAGCTAAGATAGATAAACTAGCTGATGCTATGGTTAAGCTTGTAGAGATAGACACCAAGATAGACGGTCTAATGTCACATAACAACACACAGGATATACGTTTGAACAACCACAGTAAAGAGATTGACGGCCATGCTATTAAGCTGGCTCTAGCAACTAAGTCAAGCAGTGCTAACGAGTGGTTCATCCGTTTACTTATAGCTGCCTTAGTAACAGGTGTAGCTATTATGATGAGAGGTTAATATGGGCGCATTCAGCGTACTTAGTATGGTCACGGACATCTTTAAGCCTGCCGCTGCCCTTATAGATAACTTACATACTTCCGATGAAGAGAAGTTAGTACAGAAAGCTAGGCTACTGGAGATACAGGCCTCTGCTGTAGACAGCGCTACTGAGTACAACCAAGCTATCTTTGAGGGTCAAGCTAAGATTGTAAACTCAGAGGCTGTCAGTGGTAATTGGTTAGCTGCTAGTTGGCGCCCAATCACCATGCTTACTTTCGTAGCTATCGTAGTTGCTAAGTTCTTAGGTTACTCTTCTCCTAACATGACACCTGAGGATTACAATCACTTATGGACATTAATTGAGATAGGTCTAGGTGGTTATGTCGTAGGGCGTAGCGTAGAGAAAGCAGTCAAGACTTGGAAGAAATAACAAAGGATTCAACAGAAGATGAAAACATATAAGCAAATGGTAAACAACATACTTATACGGCTACGTGAGCGTGAAGTTAACTCTGTTTCCGAGAATAGCTACTCCAAGCTTGTGGGTCTGTTTGTACATGATGCCATAGAGATGGTGGAGAGCGCATGGAACTGGTCTAACTTACGTGACACCATGACCGTAGACACACAAGCAGGTGTCTTTAACTATGTACTAGTGAACTCAGGTGATAAGTCCTCTGTTCTTGACGTAGTGAATAATACAAGTAATAGCTTCATGTCCTACAAGACACCACAATGGTTCAACACTGCCTACCTTACGAATACACCAGCAACAGGAGCACCACAGCACTATGTCTTCAATGGCTTAGATGCTAATGGTGACACGGCTATAGATATATACCCTATCCCTGATGCTTCTTATCAGTTATTCTTTAATGTACTCAAGCGGTCACCTGATGTAATTAATGATGATGATAAAGTACAAGTACCTTTCTTACCAGTGCAGGCGTTAGCCTACGCTATGGCTCTTGAGGAGCGTGGTGAAGATGGTGGTATGTCTTCAGTATCAGCCAAGGCACTTGCGTCTAACTTCTTATCGGATGCTATTGCTATAGATGCCAGTAAGCATCCTGAGGAACTTATCTGGGAGGCGGTGTAAGTCATGGCTAAACAACTACTCGCAGCCTCCATAGCAGCACCAGCGTTCTTTGGATTAAACACTCAGGAGTCAGGTGTTACGCTACAGGAAGGTTTTGCACTACACGCAGACAACTGCATCATAGACAAGTATGGTCGTCTAGGGTCACGTAAGGGCTGGCAGACATTGACTACGGGAAGTACAGGAGTAAACCTAAAGGGCTTGTCCAACTTTAAGGATATTGCAGGCACTGACGTTAGGCTATCTTGGAATGACACTACATTCTTTAAAGGAACACAGACGCTTACTACAATAACACCTGACACTGATGATACTATCACAGAAGGTAACTGGCAAGCAGCTACGTTGAACGACCATCATTACTTCTTCCAACGTGGTTATGAACCCTTAGTCTACACTAATGAAACAGGGGCAGAAGAGTTTGATTCATTCAGTAATCATCCTCATCACCACAATAGCGTACCTCACGGCAATACTGTATTAGCAGCTTATGGTCGTTTATGGGTAGCAGACACCACAGATAATAAAACAACAGTATACTTTACTAAGCTTCTTGATGGCTCTAACTTCCAATCGGGCACAGCAGGTTCTCTTGATATCTCAAGTGTTCTTACTCAAGGTGCTGATGAGATAGTGGCGGTAGGCGCACACAACGGCTACTTGATTATCTTCTGTAAGGATAACATTATCATCTATAGCGATGGTGATAACTTCCAAGGCGGCATGACAACTTCTAACCTAACCTTAGTTGAAGTAATCGAAGGTGTCGGTTGTATTGCTCGTGATAGTGTACAGAACACTGGTGAGGATATCTTATTCCTAAGTAACACAGGTGTACGTTCACTTAACCGTACAGTACAAGAGAAATCTCAGCCTATGCGAGACATCTCTAAGAATGTCCGTGATGACATGATTCAGGCTATCAATGGTGAAGTCTTAGCTAATGTTAAGTCAGTCTACTCACCTACCAATGCTTTCTACTTACTTACCTTCCCAGCCACTAAGCAGACCTTCTGTTTTGACACTAGACAAGCTCTAGAGGACGGTAGCTTCAGGGTAACCATCTGGCCTAAGTTGACACCTAAGGGTCTCCTATCGCTAGGGTCAGACCTGTTCTTTGCACAGCCTGATGGTATTGCTCAGTACAGAGGTTACCAAGATGATGGTGAGAAGTATGAGATGGCTTACTATAGCAACTACTTCGACTTGGACATGCCCAACGTAAACAAGATAGTTAAGAAGCTATCAGCCACTACGGTAGGAGCTACAGGTCAGACCTTTGCACTTGAGGTTGGTTATGAGTACAGTCCAATTTACTTTAAAGAAACATTTAAGCTTACCGCTGGAGCTGTATATGAATATAGCCTCTGTGAATACGGCCCTAATCCTTTAGATGAAGACGGTGATCCTTATGTACCTTATACGGTATCTTGGGATGCTGGGGGTATTTCCCCTGACAACTGGAGTGCTGGGTCAGCCACAAGCCAATCCTCACTAGCAGAGTTTGCTGGTTCAGTTCTCGTTAATGAACAATCAGCGCCTACACGCGGAGCAGGTAACATCATCCAAATAGGTTTCACTACTGACATTGACGGTGCTGCTATGTCACTCCAGAAGATCTCAATTTATGCCAAACAAGGTAAGGTACTTTAACTATGTCTAATTATATCAAAGCAACAAACTTTGCATCAAAGGATGCACTGCCTACAGGTAACCCTCTTAAGACCGTCAGTGGTACTGAGATTGATGATGAATTTACTAACATTGCATCTGCCGTAGCTACTAAAGCTAACTCAAG